CTTTGTAAGCTTTTTTCAATGTCTCAGTCCGTTTCGGTTGCTCCGTGGACTCTGTCATTTTATTGCTCCTGTTTTTTAAGCAAGTCTATTATGTCTTGCTGCAAGTCATCAAGTGACTTGATCTGTCCTCTAATATAGTGAAGGTCATTAGTATTGTCAACATCTCTTACTAATGTTTCTTTTAAACGCTCTTTTCTTCTATGTATAAGTTTTTTTATTATATCGTTGGAAGCTGTATCAATCGCCATTTTTCTCCATACAAAATTTATTTTTTCCTCGCTCTATCTGTTTAAAATTAAAATGAGATAAGCACTCTTCTATTAAAGGCATATTGTAATATGCATAATCATCAAATATCATTCGTGTATTTTTAGCAGATCTACTCGCAAACCACACTGCTTCTGATAATACGTCTTTAGTCGTATGTGGACCATCTAAAAAAACAAATGAATATTTTAATCCTGAATAAACAGGATGTTGCATAAAATCTGTATCTTTCAAGTTGGCGAAATGAAACTTACCTTTTTTAGTATATTCAGAGAAATCTTTAATCATCTGATCTCTCATTTTATCTGAGTAAGTTGGAGCTTTACCTTTCTCACATCCCTCCCAAGAAAAGTCTTGTTGATTATCAAAATGTAAGTAATCTAAATCACCGTAAGGATCTACACCGATATGTAAATAATTATTTTTAACATTATCCATTATGGTTTTAGAACCTTGGCCTTCTCTCACACCAATCTCAATTGAATAATATCCAGCACAATCAAAATCTTTTGACCACTTTTCTAATAGTGCATAATCATCACTATCGCCTTGAATCATAATTATTTTTTACCGTTTCTAAAAATTTGCGTACCCTTTATTCCAAAAATGCTCGCAACTACCAGAATCCACAGGTTTGTGAACCAACTTGGTAGTGACTGGAAATGGTCAAAGAAAATTTTAACCTTATCCATAGCAGATGGATCATCAGATATCACTGCCCAAGCAAGCACAGCTATCGGAGCAGACAGAATTAATAATACAAATTCATCTTTCCAGTCCGATTGTCTAGCTTCAAGAAGTTTACCTTGGTAAGCTTCTTCACCTCTAGCTTGTCGCTCTGCGTGTAGTAATTGTGCCTCTGACATTGCCATTTTTGCCTTTTGTCTATTTGCGTATATTTTAGATCCAGCTTGTACTGCAACTTTAATCGCGCTTAACCACATTTTTTAACACTCCATTTAGTTTTTTATATTTATCTCTTGCATTAGCATCGTCACAATATCGTTTCAACACCTCATCTATTTTTTCTTTTCTTCTACCACTAAGATAATTATATATTTTAAAGAAAATAGCAACAGCTGCTTTTCCCCTGGCTTTCCACCTCCAAGATGGCTTGTGATGCTCAACCCTTTTTTTCATTGATATAACGGTGCCACTAGCAAAAAAAGAGTGTAATTTTCTAATTACATCTTCATCTGTCATTTCAACACCTATACAAGGAATTCTATAATCACTGTTTGGTTTAGATGCTTTTTCGTAACTTATCCAACCTTCACCATCAATTACGCCTGCAAAATAAGCTTCTTGATTATCTTTTTGTTGATCTTTTCTTTGTGGGAACTGTAATACCTTGTGGGTTTGGTCCTTTTTTTGGTGGTGGTCCAAATTTTTTACCACCACTAAGCCCTTTTCGTTTTCTTCTTGACATTTTTTATTTTACCTTTGTTTAATGTTGCGTAAAACACTTCTTTACCTTTTTTTGGTCCATATTGTTTTTTCATAGACGACATAATTGTTTTACCTTTTTTATTTAATGGCATTATTTATCCTTTTTTGGAAACTCTTTTAATTTTTTATTTATTTTTTCAGCAGCTGACTTGAAAGCTCCAGATGAGCTAACACCAGCTGCTCTTGTTTCATCATATTCTTTTTCGAAAAGCTTTTGAAACTTTTTAGAAGCGCCTTTTACAACAGGTCTTCCAAATTTATATGCTATTCCAAAAAAATATTTAGCTACCATTATTTTTCTAATTTCCTTTCTGCAATATCTAATCTTTTATCAGATTGCTCATCTTGTTGAGCCAATCTATTGTATTCTAGATCTAATTTGTTTGCTTGTCTTTGGTTTTCTTGCTCTTGTTTAAACCTTGTTTCATCTGCTTTTCTTTGCATGTCCATAGCTCTCAAATCAACCTCTTGTTGTTTGATTCTTACTAATGGATCTGCTTTTGCTTTGTTAGCCTCCATCTCACCTTTAACTAAGTCCTCAGTAATTTCTGCAACAGCTGTAGCGACTGCATTATCGTAAGCTATTTGAAAAGATTGCGGATTCGTTTGCTGTAATTGTAATAAATTAGGGTCTTGTGCAAATTGTTCTGACACTTCTTTTCTTGCTTTGAATGAAATATGATCCGAAACATGAGACTGAAGCAACGCATATACAGCAGGATTTATTTGAACCATCCTAGATTCCATAAAAGCTGTGTGTGCTGCAATGTGAGCATCATGATCTTGGAACTCAAACGCAGTTAATAGCTGCATTTGCAATGCTCTAGCGTTTTCTTTTGCAGGATCCATTGGTTCAGGTTGTTTTTTAGGTGGTTTAAGTAAAGTTTCTATTTGTTTTGTGCCTAAAGCTTCATAAACTCTTCTGTAAGCTTCGTGAATGTTGTGTAATTGTGGGTTTGAGGTAGCAATTTGCAATTGTGTTTGTGCTAAAGTCACTCTTTGAGCCATTGACATGATATTTGGATCTGCAACAGGTAAAATATCGACTCTCGAATCAAAATCTAGTGCTTTTATTTGTCTTGGACCACCATAAACATCGTAAGGATACTCTGCTGGTAGATATTCTGAGCAAATTCTTGCTAAAATTTTAAATTCTAGCCTCATTGCATAGTAACAACGCTTATGAACACCACTCATCACTCTAGAACCTCGTTCTAATAAAGCGATAGTTGTGCCCACAGCCCTGTTTTGCGTGTCATTACCTACTGCGGTATCGGTTATCGCAGCAAATTTTTGACCCGCTTGCACTACAAAACCTAAAAGATTAAACAAAGTTGTGCTTGGTTCTGAAAAAGGTAGGTTAAAAAACTGATCTCTAATGTTTCCGCCTGGTGCATCGACATCTCTGAACTCTCCAGGTTGTATTGGTTGGTCGTCATCTCTAACTCTAATCCCTCTAGACTTAAATCCTGCCGGTAAATTTTTTAATGTGCCTGCATCAATTAATTGTCTTAGAGCAACAGTGGCAGCTCTAGATAAACCACCTATTGTATGTATCAAACCAAAACCATAAAAACCTAATCCTGGTAAAAATTTGTAATGTACGAAGTATTCTATCTTTGTATAATTTGGATCATCTACCCTATAGTTTCTATAAATAGATAAAACCTCCCCTGAGCTTTCATCAATTGTAACAATGTAAGGAATCTTTATCGCTTTTTTAATTTTATTATCAAAATTTTCATAATCATCTAAATTTAATTCAACATGCATTTCTAAAATTGTGTGGATGTAATCTGTAAATCCTGGTTTTACTCCGTCAAGTTCATCAATCTTTTGTTCAAGATCAGTTTGTTCTGTTTTAGGTTGAGGTAAATCTAAGTTCCTATAAAATCCTGCAGCCATTTTCTTATTGACTTCGTTTTCACTCATTTTAATTACATGAGTTATTCTTCCAGCATCTTTTAAATCTGATGCATAGTAAGGAACGACTAAGTCTTCTGCTGGAACAAACTTAGATACAGGTCTTTGTAAAAATTCATCATAGTAAATTTTTTTAAATGTAGAGCCTGACAATGGTAAATAATATAACATTTGATCCATATCAGTTGTATAATCTTCCATCTTCTCCATAAGAAGATAATTCATATATTCTTTGACTCGATCAGCTTGTTGTTCGGTGGCCGGTGTACGAATACCTAGAACCTGTGTTCTTACTGGACCATCACTTGGTAATAATTCTTTGTAAGCAGAAGCTTGAAAAGTTGTAGCACTCTCACTTAACAACGGATGGGTGACACCGGAAGCTCCCTTAAAAGGTCTTGTCTGCTCGCTATACTTTACACCTAAAAGATCTAAACCTTTTGTATAACCCTCTTCCCATTCTTTTCTAGACTCTTTGTCCTTCTTATATTCACCAATTAATTCTAACCCTAAACGCCTAAGCGTTCTTTCATCCATGTCTTCTGCTAAGTTAGCATTGAAGTCATCATTGATTTGTTCTTCAACAGGTTCCTCACCCTCAACAGTTACATCAACCTGTTCAACACCAGGAGATACTTCATCTACTATCTCCTCAACCTTCTCAGTAATTTCGTTATTTTTTTCAACCGCCATATTGTACTAAGCCACCTTCTTTTTTATATAATTTTTGGGTTTGTAGCATTAATGGAGATACTTTAACACCATAAGCTTCACCATACAAGTTTAAATCATACTTACCTATAAATCTCGTGTTTGCTTGTTGCACCTCAAAGGCATCAGCATGATATTTTATCTTATATTCTTTTTCGCCCATCGTAACATTTTTGAACTTTACATCTTTATAGGGTTTATTTGGGTCAGACAAACTAAATTTTATTTTACCTGCTTTTGTGTCGAATAGCTGTGCTTGTTTTTTCATTTCAGCAGGTATGACAGCCAAAGACTTACCTTTTATTGTTTTGCCACCATTTGCAAAACCATAATTTTCTATAGTCCCTAAAGCTTTACCACCACCAGCACCTCTGCTCATATAGTTTGTAGGTATAACAGCAACATAATCAAATTTTTCTCTTGCCGCTTTGTTCAATAAATATTTAATAGCATAATTATTGTAACTGGTTCTATCTAACAAAGGATAATAATTTGCATCGTATGTATACGAACCAGTTGATACTTCTCCAACTTTGCCTCTTCCTTTTCTAATTAAAACTTTATCAATTGATTTTATAGCTCTAGCTGCTTGATCACTCTCTAATCTACCCATATTACCAGCAATAATTTTGTCTCCAATTTTTTTTCTCGCATCTAACAAAAACGCTATCTCAGTATCTTTTTGAAAAGGGTTTGATCTAACTTGTCCGTCATAACTTGGAATTTTACTTCTTCTCAAAGCTTTAGCAATGCCTTGTTGTGTATCTGATTGTATTTCATGAATCATTAAAATTTTATCACCGTTTGGTGCAAATCTAGTATCATATCTAATATGCATGATAGGGTTTTCCAATCCTTTATCCTTATAGTGTCCAAAATATTTTGTTGGATTATTACCAGGTATATCTTCGGGTAAAGATATTACAGTTTCTCTGTAGTTCTGCCCACCTCTAAAAGTGTAACCGTCTTGATCCTCGTATTGGGGTCTTCTTAAATTTTTTCTCACTCGTTCTAAATCATCAAATTCAAAATCTAATTGTTGAAGTTCTTTTTTAAATTGAGGGTACCTACCCATTAACATTGAAATATTAGGTTTAGCAGGTATTCCCATATTTAATGCATCTGAATAACGATTTAAAAGTCGCGACAGATCTGGATCGTTTACTTGATTATTTATTTTATCAAAAGTGTTTTTAAATTTTTGATATAATCTTTTTTTGACTGGTTCAGTTAACGAGTTAGAAAACTCAGTAGCTTGTAATCTATTAACTGGATTAAGTCTTACTAAATCAGTCAAAACTTTACCAGGTAATTTTACTCCTGCTAATTTAGCTGCATGTAACACACCGCCTGTAAGTTCACCTGTTGGAGAGAAAGCTGCAATATTAGAATCAAATAATTCTTCTAATGGAACTGTTGTTTGTTTACCAGCTAGATAACCTGATGTATTGTCATAGTTAAATTTTACTGGGTTTAATACTTTTTCTTTATAATCTTGTCCAAATATTTTTAAGTTTCTTTCTCTTCTGTCTGTTAAAAACTTCATCCATTCGTCAGCAGTAAATGTGCCAGGACCCTTTTGTGTAATACGGTCATACAATGCACTTCCAAACATTAAATTTTGATTAGGTGGTGTGCCCATTTGTAAAGCCCCTGTTCTCGGAGGAGTGGGGTATTCTTGAATAGCTAAATCTTTTCTTACAGTTTGTAATGCAGTGCCTTTAGTCTCTTGTGGTAAAACTTGTTTTGGTTGGTTTTGTACACGCTGTATAGCGCTAGGATCAACGACATCCTTTTTTTGTTTTTTTAATAGTGCTGAGATTCCTCTTTTGAAAAGATCCTTGAGGGCCATAAACCCTCCTAGTACATTTTCGTAGGTTTATTTCTACCTAGTTTGCACTTAACTTTTACAGACTTACCTGATTTCATTCCTACTGGGTTTGGTCTCATCATCATGCCACCGCCATAATAAGCCATAGGTTTTTGCATCATCATGCCACCACCCATTTTTTTCTGTATTCTTGGTGTAATAGGTTTTGGTTTCAGTGGTTGACCGTATCTGTCTTGTGGTTTAGGTCTAATTACACCAGGTCCTTTTGGTTTAATAATTCTGCCTCGTCTTGCTTTCAACACTCCACCCCGCTTCATCGCGCCACTTAAAACAATAGGACCACTGATACCTTGCGTGCCTAGTTTTTTCTTTTTAAACAATTCAACAAGCATGCTACCTATACCAGCAGAACCTTTACCTTTCATTGATACATCTTGAGGTGTTGCAGTTGCTGATCTTTTTCTACCTAGAAGTTTTTTTGCCCCACGAGCTAACATACCAACTACAGCTTTTTTAACTTTGCCTGGTTTCATTTTCTCATCTTGTAAACCCATGCCTCTGCCTTTAGCTTTTTCAGCTCTAAGAATTTTAAAATCTTGTGCATCTATTTTGTTATTTTTGTTTCTATCTAATTTAGCTTGGCCACCTGTTAAAAATGAACCTTGCTCTTTAAGTTTTCTCTTTCTTCTCTCTTCAGCTTTAAGATCTGCTAAAGGATCTTTTTTACCCTTACGGGGATCTAAAGTAGATTTATTTTTAAATTTCTTATCCATTATTTAACTCCTTTAAAATTTCCACCTCTAAGGGCTGCACCCATACCTCTGCACACGGCACCGCCTGATACCATGCCTTGTGCTTTTAATTTTCTTGTAGCTTCAGTTAAGCCACCGCCCATTTTTTTCTTAGGTTTAGCTTTTTGTTCATTCTTTTTCATTTTAGATTTTAAAAATTGTTGTGCAGCGACTCCAGCAACAGCTATAGGTAAAACTATTCTACCAATTTTAGTAGCTTTGGCTGCTTCCATTGCTCTTTTTTCTAATGCTTTTCTTTGATTAAATTGTGCAGGTGTTTCGCCTGGTCTGAAACCTTTTGCTTTTCTAACTCTTTCAATACGAGTTAATGTTTTTTTATCACCACTAAAAACTCCACCTTTATCCATCTTTGGCATCTTATACCCTGGTTTCATTGTTTCTTGTAAAAAGTAATCCATAGATCCAGGTTTAGGTCCTGTTGGTTTTTTCATTTCTCCTTTTGCAGGACTCTTAGGTTTGGCCTTGCTTTTCTCTTTTTGTTTTTTAATTCTATCTTTCGCAGATTCTAATCTTGCCCCTGCAGCAGTGCCTAAAGCTTTAAGTGATGGTCCTCCCATCATTTTTCCTGATTTCGCCATAGTCTTTTGTTCCAGAACTTTTTGTCTTCTTTTAAATTCTTTAAAATCATCCATGAGTTTTTGTCGGCCTTCCATTCTCTCTTGTCTGCTTCTGCCCTCTAAATATTCTTTAAAAGTTATGTCAGCCATAATATCTATAATCCTTTTCTATCTTAAAATTAGGTTCGTCTATTGCATCAGAATATGTTGTAACAAATCCACCTTCTCTGAATCTTATCACCGCTTGGGTCATAGAGTCAACATAGTCATCGAATTGTCCGTGAGGAAATGCAGCTACCTCTTCAATAACTTCTTGGGCAAATTTCTGATCTGTAGGGGCGTATACCATACCTGACTCAAATACAGGTGCAACAGAGTTAATTCTAGTGTGTTTATCTCTACCTTTTGCAGGAACATAATCTATTACTGGTATACCTGATCTTCTAAGTTCATGAATTAAAGGTTGCCCCGAAGCTTTAGCTTCAATAATAGTTGTCTCCGGTTGCCAGTATTCATATTGCTCTAATGCTAAATTTTTAAGATCTGGAAAATCGAACCTTCCTTTTATTGCGTCTAATAAAATAATACAATCTTCATATCCCTCTTGCGGTTGAAATATTCCCCATGTTGTAATTGCAGAATAATCCGCAGTTTCTTTTTTAGAATATGCAGTATCATAACTTTGGATAACATGTTTAAGAACCGGTATCCGTTCTTCGTTCCATGGTTGCCACCAATCTCTTTTAATGATTGCACCTTCCTCTGAAGTTGGATCTTGCATGTATTGTGCATTCCAGTTTTTTGCAGTCACTGATGCTTTAACTTTTTCTAATTCTTCTAGTGGCCAGTATTCAGGCCATACAGGATTACCTGAAGGAAGTATTGCTGGAAAATTTATAACGCGCCACGAATCTGATTTAGGTTCAGATTGTGATTTGATGAGCCTTCCTGTTAGATCGTCAGTAGCCCATCTTGTCATTACAACTACGATTGAGCCTCCTGGTTGAAGACGCTGCCTAGGTCCTGATGAATACCATTCGTAAGCTCTTTCCATAGCAGAGTCAGACATTGAGTCTTGTTCTGTA